GTCATTTAAACCTGCGCCAGAAAGATTAGAAATTTCTTGGTACAAGGCTCTCATATCAGTGAGTTTTCCTTGTATAGATGCCTCTGATACTAATATTTTATCTGAATTACTTGACAATACACCAAAAGGATTTCCTAACCCCCGCACACCTCGTAGCGCAGTAGGTTTTTTATATCTATCGTCTAACGTATTTACTATAATATCTGCCATTATATTCTCGTATTAAGCAAATGTGTCTTGTCTTCCACCACCCGCATCACCACCGCGAGGGTCGGCACCGCCGCCGCCACCGCCGCCACCACCGCCGCCGGCGACGCTGACGCTCCCAACCGCCGGTGTAACAGTAACCAAAGAAGATGTTACTGCAACTAAATTAAATTTAATATCATATGTTTGTATAGAAACAGGTAACGTATTATAATTTGTAGTATTCAATTGTACTATGATGTTTGCAGAATTTATATTTGAACCAGTTTTTGGTGGTAACGTTAGTGGAGCAGATGGTGTTATAGTTGTGTTACCCACCGTAAATGACAATTCCTGTATACTACCCGTAGGAAATAATCTGATACCAAATGCATCTGAACTGTTTGAGACAAATATATTGACTGTAGGAATAGATGTATCTACATACTTTGTAAAGACTCGGTTTGCATTAGCCCCACTGACAAAGAACGAATTTAAAAGAGTAGTTGATGATATGGTCATTGGTTATTCTCTCCGTCGGACGAGACGACTCGAATGTTCGCGTCAACAACACGCTGTACACGCTGTACACGCTGTTCATCGGCGGCTTTCCGGCGTTCCACGCTGGCAACTTCTACTTTGTTTATTGTAACTTCTGGTCCTACCTGTGCTTGATCTTTTACCGCTTTACTTAAACTCGAAGATACAATTGCATAAAAAATTGTATCTGTTACTCTGGTTGTTTGGTTTAGTTGCGTTGCTAAGGACGCAGATGCGTAATTATATGTTCCATTAAGTATTGCTTGTGTAGTATTTTTTATACTTGCTGTAAATGTTGGAAGTGTACTTGGGTTGTTTAATGCGGTAACTGTTGTAACTGGTAAAAATTGTTCTACAATATCAAAAGTTAATGCTGTTTTTTCTGTTGGTATATTGGGATTTAAACTTTGTGATTGATTACAGATATATTTTAACGCATCTAACGCCCATTGTGCATTTATTTGTGGTGATGCAAAGGTAGTGAGTAAACTAGCACTTTGTGGAGTTTTATATTGTGGTGCAAGTTTGACTTCAACCTCAGTTCGTGACGGTGAAATTCTATTTAATATCAACGAACTTGTTGTTGCATTTCCAATTTCTGGTAAGTAAAAATTAAGAACTACTTCAAATCGACCATCGGGAACTTCTATAGAAAGTGGTAACTTGGAAAAATCTATAAATACTAATCTACGTGAAGTACCATCTGAGTATTGTAATGTAGTTACTGTAAACAATCTTGGCTCTACTTGATTATCAATCTTTGTATTAAAGACAACACTATTATTTGCAAGTGAGTATAATGTAATTTCTACAATAAATATTTCTGGAAATGATGCTGGTATTTCTGTTTCCAATAAATTATCTAATGGATTTGATATAATTCTAGATACAGAAAACTTATTATACGAATCTTTTAATCGTGCTATATTTGTTTCGTAGTTAAAAGTATTGGCCATTATAATGCACTCAATTCTAGAAAGGATTTATTTACAGTTTTTTTCCAAGTTTCATAATCAATTTTTTCTACGTATACTGGTGTATAATGTGTTGCACCAGTTGTTTCCAACGAATCAACATACACAGTTATTTCACTTAATGCATTATTCAACTTAACACTTTCAGTTGCATATGACGCAGTAAGGTCTGTTAAAGATACTCTGATATCGACGGTATCTTTTTCCTTTACTGCTTTTTTGTCAGGATTAATTGAACCCGATAGTAAAACGTATTGTGTAGTCATTAGTATGAAGTGTGTGCTTCGTCAGTGATGGTAAATTGTGTATCCAAATCTATTGTTTTAACGTATTGACCTTGATTTACTTTTATCTTTACGTTATAAAATCTGCCGCAATATAATGGCGATGTGTCTAATACGATATATGACCCAGAAGCATCACAATGAATCTTTGAATATTCGTCAAACGGTACAATTACTACGTCTGCTTGTGAATCTATAATAGAATAATATGACGATGTTGGAAGATAGTATTTGTTCTTATATCGTAATACACTATCAAATGATTTTAATGGATACGAATCACGGACAACTAAATCTATTCTTGAAACATCTCCCTTGGTATAATACGGAGGTATATTACTTGGTATTACTTTCATCTTTAAGTTTGATGGAGTAGGTAATAATGAACCAGTAATAAATGTTTGGTCATCCCATGCTATTTCTAACGTTGGTTGATGTATAGTATGTGTTTGTGTTGAGAAAAATTTAACATTACCACGGTTGTCTTCGTCTTGTTCGTCCTCAGTTGGAAACTTAACCACTAATCCATAGAATGTATCTTGTAATGATTGACTTACAATAGGACGTAATATACTTGTGACATCAACTCGTACATCTTGTATTGGGTACGATGACATACTGATACTTGCCGATGTGGTGTTGGTTATGAAATCTCCTCCTGCCGTACTCCACGAAACGTGTGGGGTACATTGATTCCATGTTGCGCCGTCACTAACATTCTCTACATCTTGGTAAAAGAATCCACTACCTTCTTCCCATGAACGAGAAACTGGATAGATTATTAATCCTTGATTGCGTTTTATTTCTGATGCTCTTGCAAGACGTAAATTTAGGTAATATTCTGCGTTTATATTTACACTTGCCGTCGTAGGTAAATCAAACTTAATTAATCCTCTAACTGACCCTGTTGCGTAGTCGGCAGAAGAAGTAACACCTAAATTAGTGATGTTAATTACTTTACCTACTTCCAATATTTCGTCTAACCCACTATTATTGTTTGGGTACGCTTGATACAAACTGGCGTCTTGACTGGCGGTTAATATCTTTCTCATTGGGTAGCGTTTCCTATAATGTCCGTGTCTGGATAACGTAACTCAAATATACTTGGGTCTAAACTTGGATAGATTACATTATCAGTGGTTGCCTTATCTATATCGTATCTATATGGTTGATAATCTAATCCATCCTTGAATAAATACTTATTGAAAATTTGTATATTTGTGACGTTTTGTACGCCTTCTACGGAACCAATTCTATAACTTAAATCTGATAATAGTATAGGTTGATTTATTGCCCAGTTATCTATATTAAAATAATCTTGTACTGCGTCAATACTACGGGCAAGTACATCACGCATATTATAATTTTTAAATACCGTGATACTGAAGTTTACTCCTACGTTGATTATAAATGCGTCAAGAATATTAATATCATCCGTGAGTATTCTGTATTGTTCGATATATCGTGCTAAATTTTCTTTTGTTATTGAATTGAGTCTGGTTAGCTTCTTGTTTTTATTATACCCCAACGTATAGAGATTTACTGCACTTGGGTTGACAGGATTTTCTACGAAATTACCATCTACATTCTTCAATATTAAGTTAATTTGTTCGTCCTTGACCGCATATGCTTTTGCAACAGTACCATATCTTGTTGGCATTGCGTATGTTCTAACTACATAATCTTCGGAAGTGACTACTCTGTTTTGTGCGTTAAAGAATGCAAGTGCATTTTCACGGGTTTCGTCTAATGTTTCACCGGAACCACCACCAGTTGCAGGATTTGGGTTTGTGATTAATGCTGTAGTCAATATTGCTTGAAATGTTCCTTGCTGACTGGTGGTGAATCGTTGTATATCATTATTAACAATAAGATTATCTATATTGACAATCGTATTTGCATTACAGTTTGATGAGATACCACCACCAATCAAATAAGTAACAGTTAATGTAGTATTAGATGGTGCAACCCCATATGCAGCACTGTTTAGAAAATTAAAATTGTTAAGAGCAGTATTACCAACGGTACCTGTCACAAGATTACCATATTGATTGGTTCCAACTTGTCGAGAATCAATTAATACATCGTAATCTGAGTCGTTCGTTTCACCAGAACCGAACACCATTTCTAAATTAAAATCTTTGTTTATTCTGGTTACAAATCTACGTGGTACTTTTCTAAGTTTTAATCCACGGGGAGGACGAATTCCACCTTCTCCATCGGTGTTTAGTACTACGTCATCCATGATTACATCTTGTGCTAAATAATCTACTTCATACCATTCGTTACTTGATGTATCGGTAACATTTAAAATTCCAATTACGTTTGTATCAGTAATTATTTTTTTTGTAAATTTTTCTGCGCTACCAAACGAGAATGTAGTAGTTTTTTCTGTTGCACCTAATAACAAACATTCTTTTTTAACTAAAAAATTAAGAGGATTGCCTGACCCATCAAACTGATTAATTACATACTCTTCATCGGTTATATCTGCAAAATTTACAGGTTCCATCAATCTGAATTGCACTCGTTGATCATCATTAGTACTAAATGTGGAACCATCAGAAATGTTAGGTAAATATGTTGGGTCTGGAATGTAAACACTACCAGATAATATTGCAGGAATTACAAACGTTAATTCTGCGTTAGTGGTTGATGGAGAGTTTAATTTTGGTTTATATCCTAAGAATTGAGCAATACTAACAATATTATCTTGTTGTTCTGCATATGCCATTAAGTTTTCTTTAAATGCATTATCGATGTAGAATGACAACACATCACCAAGATATGATGCCATCTCAATAAACATCATACCAGGTGATGCTTCATTGAAATCTGCATACGTATTTGGATAATACGCTTTTGTAAATTCTATAAAATTCTGTCTAAAATCGGTAAATGTTTTAGAGACATAATTTATCTGCTTTACATTTGGCCGAGGTTGAATTTTAATCGGTTGGTTGGTTGCCATCTATAGCTCCAAAATTATACAGAAACGGTGATACTATCCGTTACGTTTGGGTTATTTCTAAATCTATATGATACTGTGATATCTACTTGATTTGGTGCTCTATCCAAATTTTCAACTTTTAATTCTATTACTTCAAGAAATGGCATCCACCGTTCTGTTGCACTTACTACTGCAAATCTCACCGTTTCTAACATATCTTGTGTAATATTTTCAAATAACATATTATGTATGTCGCACCCAAATTCAGGTTGCATTAAACGTTCTCCCTTTTTTGTCAAAATTAAATTCTTATAGTTGGATTTAATTTGCTCAAAAACAGTAGAGGATTGCGCAAAATATCCTGTGTTACCTCGTTGTAATGGTAGGGTTACTCCGACATACTGCTGTGCCATCTTAGTTACTCAATCCCATTTTTTTCATCAATGCACTATAATCCTTGTTGATTGCATTTACAGTTGCCTTAACTGTTGGATCGTCTGGACGAACCCCATCAGGAAGTTGAACATTTGTTGGTGCTAAATTTGCAGTAGTAGCGGTAATAGTATCACCAAGTTTTTCCAATCCCATAAGTGCAGCCAGTTTACCTCTATCTAACTTAGGCTTTGGTGCTTGCTTGGTAGTGGTTTCTTGTAATGACTTGATTTCTGATACTGCTTTGCTAAGGATTTCTGGTAAAACTTTACGTACTTCTTCTTCCACAGTTTCTTTAACCAGTTCCTTAACATATGCTCTAAATAATGCCTTATCCATATTACCTCCTCTTATACAAATGTCGGTGCATCTTCTAATGCTTTTGCTTTTTCATTTTGTAACTTACTAATTGCGTCCTGCCGTTGTCGTTCTAACTCTTCAAGTTTCATCATGATATATTCTTTTATTTCACCAGGACTTGGTATAGTAAGTGTTGGTATCGGTGGAACAAGTGACTCTACTATTGCAAGTACTTCGTCTGGAAGTTCTGGTACTTGTTGTGAATTAATAAGGACATCGTTAGTTTTATTTACCACATCATGTAACTTTAACAATTCGTCCCTCACACATTGTAAGTCAGGTATTCCATTTGGTCCAATAAATTTTGCCAATAAACCATTAATCACTTCTTGTGAAAATGCTAAATCTATCAATGTAAATACTGCAGCACTGGATGCATTTGCTTGTGCGACCAATGCTTGTAACTGTGCCGTCTGTCCTGCTATTGCTCCCTGCGCCGTTGCTACCCCTGCTGCGATACCTGCGTTCAACTGTGCGGTGAGTGCGGCAGTTTCACCACACGATATACAGGTGGGATCGAGATTTTGAGGTAGACTCAGTGGCGCGGTCATGTGTTGACTTTGGAGACGAAGTTATTTCTACTATTAAATGTTGCCGATTGTGGATTTACAGGTGTTCCTAATGCTAATCTAAGTTGTGTTAATGCTTGTACAAATGGTTGTGGATTTAGTGTGGCAATTGATTTAGGTATTTCTACGATAAATGCGTCCATTAACTCCTGTAACCATAATGAAAGTTCTGCCCCCAAAACCATTGGTTGTGTTATGTCGCCGTACTTCCCTATAAATATCCTACCTCCCGATATTCCATAGTCCTTGGCGGTTCGTACAGAAAGGTTTTCTGAAGCTAATATGGTAATATCTGCTGCTTTCAATGTCAGACCCCGAGTCGCTACTACTTCTATGTCTCTAATTGCATTTATGGCAATATTTTCGTCTGTTCTCAATGATATATTACCAAATGAATTTAAGTTTATTTCGGTTTTTGCAAACAGTGATATTTCTTTTTGTTTACTGTTTAATATTACTCTGTCCGAGTTTATAAAAATTTGTGGACCTGTGAAGTCTGTTGCGGGACTTTTATAATTTATAGCTTTTTGACCTTCTATTCCAGTAACAGGAACAAATGCAACATCTTGATCTACTACCATCCATATAGAACTTTTATCTTTGTTTATATCTTCTTCTTGTAACGAATACGGAGTTATTTCTGTTGTTGTTAATTTTTTTGGTGTTTTGTTAAGTCCGGCGGTTATAAAAATGTTAGGTTCTGGTATAATTGTGTCTGCGTTTTGAAATCTATTTGACCCAAATCGTATAATATTACCGTATCGTCCTTGAAATATTATATCGCCTTCATACGGACGAACACCACGGGTACTAGGATTTTCTACGAACGTATCAGTTTGTTGGGCAACATCTTCCGTGGTATAGTTTGTTGGTACTCCTTCTGCTGCTAATTGTCTGGAATCGACTTCCGCATCTTCGGAATTTTGTGTGTTTCCGTATGTTCTTTGTGCAGTGGTATCTCTGTTTTCTGTTATCAGTTTACGAGTTGCTAGTTTGGTATAGTATAACTTAACTCCGTCCTTAAATACCAGTACTTTTTCTCCAATTAGTGGGAAATCCTGTATATTATAGTTTATTGGGGTTGCCGTATCTAATTCTGTGTTTGGCGTTCCCCATTGAGTAGGAAGTAATCTAACTCGAATTTCTCCAAGGTTACTACCATCTTGGTTATACGCTAACGTACCAGCACTTCCTGGTTTATTCGTATAAATAACGTCTTCGACTAATCCAGTAAAATAAGAAGTTGGTATAGATACCGACCCCTGACTTTCACCGGAGTTAGGTTGGTTTAGATTTGAACCAAACCCTGCCATTTACTTCTCCGAAAACACATCATCCAAGTCCTTCACATCTTCTTGAAGGTCTTGGATTTCTGTAGTTATGTCTTTTAATAGTGCTTCTTTTTCTGATTCTGATAGTAGTCCTTCTAATGACACATTCGACTTGACCCCAACCGATACAATTCGTTGTGCAATCTGTGCAACACGGACTAAGTGTTCATCATTTTTGACGTTGACTTCTAAGAATCCCTGCACAATAGGTCCAATCACAGCCGCATCTTCTGGAGTACGGATGAGTTGAACCATTTTCATAATAAACGAGTTGATTTGTGCTCGTTTACTATCAGTATTTTTGTGTATTTCCGTAAAGATGTCGGCCAGACTCTTTCCATCATACAGTTCGGAATTGATATCCATAAAGACCCCCTAAAATCCTATATTATAAATAGATAGGATTTACTTTTTATATGAGAAATAATGGGATGGATCGGAAATATGTCCGTATCGTCTGAATTCACTCAACATCTTCAAGATTTGGGGTCGCATCTTGTTGATGACCTTGGTAATATGAGCAGTCTTATAATTAGTCATTTCCCTTACCATAAGATAAAGTGCTTTTTTGTTAAAGTTATCAATATTATCAATACGTTCAATGAGTTTCACTATTGCGCCAGCTATTTCTCTGTCTCTTTTCTTCTTAAAATGCTTTTCTAAGTTAAATTCCCAATAATCCACTAATAATTTCAGAAATTCTTTCATATCTACGGTAGAATCTTTCGTTTCTGGTTCAACTATTAGCATTTCTTCTAATGTAAACGAATCTTCTGTTTGATCCGAGAAGTATAGTACTCGTTTTTCTTCTTTATACGAGTTGTTGTTATGTAGAATCAAGTAGTTTTTTGCAATTACACTAAAATACGAGAACGCCTTACCTTTATCTTCGGTAAATTTGTGTAAATTGATAACCAGAAAGGAGACTACCTGCGCTTTGATTTCGTCGAAGGTACCCTCCATATATGGGAATTTGAACCGATTGATAACATTCTCTGCTAACTTATCAAGCGGTCCATATATTTTTTCTCTAAATAATTCTTCTCTTTCTTCTGAATCCGTAGATTTATTATATTTAATAATTGCTTCTTCAGTTTCTTCTGTAAAGTAGACTTTATTGGCTTGCCTCTTCTTCTGGGGTTGTGTTACCATCTCTTATCTCCGTAACTAATCCGTAGAGTTTATCCACGGTTTCAACTAATAATTTAAATACATTTCCTACTTCATCGTCTTGTTCGAACATTTGACGTTCATCTAACGCACGCATATACCGTACAGTTGCATTTGTACGTGCATAAAATACGTTTATTGCGTCTTCCAATTGTTCGTTTTTCTTTAACAAATTCCAACAACCGTAACCAAGTACAGCCGATAGAACCGACAATGTTATTGTTATTCCAACTAACATTTTATCCTCTCATTGGGGGTAAATGAAAATTACTAAAATACGACATATACTTCTTTATTGATGTACCAAATGCATCTACGGTACCTGTGTGACTTTCGTTGACTAAAAACTGTGTCACACCATTCGACCCTGCAAAATGGGCA